TTTGCAAAGATTTCCGATGCCAAATTAGAGGACTTGGACTTTACTGAATACAACCACATCATGAATGCCACAAACATTTTCAATTCGTGGGACACTTCGATTGTGAAAAATGGTTCAAGTGGATATGTAAATTTTAGCGGTGGCGCACCTATTGGCGAGGGGTATGTTTATGGCTGGGTTGACCCGGGCATCTATGCCGATTATAAGAAATTAGATTTGAACGATACCACTCCGTACATTTATGGGAAAACCGTAGTGGATAAAATATTCAGCGGAGCAGGGTACAGCTATTCAAGTGGTTCATTTTTCAACACAGCGCAGTTCAAAAGATTGGTAATGCCATGTCCTTCACGAATGCCAATATTATCAGAAACACAGATACAGAATAGGCAGTTTGAAGCAAAAGCATCAGGAACTACAACATACACATCAGCGACATTTGGTTCTATTATGCCGTTTCCTATTGAAATATCAGACCCAAGTAATCAGTGGAATACATCGACATCAGAATTTACAAATGATTTCTTTAATCAAAACTATGATTTCAACTTGTATATCAATGGTTCGGCAAGTGGATTAACACCCAATGGTCAGGACACACTTAACTTTCAAATATGGATAAATGGAAGGGCGGTGCGTAACGGCCAAATATGGACAGTAAATAATGCAGCGGGTAACGCTACAATAAATAACACCCTTGTATTTTCAGGAATTAAGCTACAAAAAAACGATGAACTTTATGTGCGTATTTTAGTACCAAAACAAGGCGGTGGTGGTGTTCAGTTAACCGGGGCAAGTGTGACCATAAACAACACATCAAAGTTTTACAATACCATCGTAGAAAGTAGCTACGGCCTTGGCGATACAATGGACTTGGCTGGGTTCTTTACAGGTGTAGAAACTAAACAGCGTGAGTTTATGCGTTGGATTTTTACTATGTTTAACCTTTACATCGAAGCCACAGAAATTGACAAAACACTGGTTATTTTACCCCGTGAAGAATTTTTGATCAATACGGTCAGGGATTGGACAGAAAAAAGAGATTTGTCACAGCCACTTGAAATCACTCCGATGGGTGAACTCGAAGCGGGTAAATATTTATTTACCTACAAAGAGGGTGAAGATGACGGCAATAAAAACTACAAAGAGGATTTTGCACGGGTTTATGGTGACAGACAGATACTGGTTCAAAATGATTTCGTGAAAGAGGAAAAGAAAATCGAAGTGGGATTTGTACCTACATTGATTGTCAAGCCCACAAATGAATTGGATAAATACTTGCCCGAAATTCAGACAGCATCCGAAAGCACCAAATCAGGAAGTTTAAGAATACTGCAATACAAGGTGAAAACCTGTGCAGGTTATTACGCAACCGAAGGAAAACAAAGATTTAGCATTGCTCCACCCTTCACAATTGAAACAAAATACCCATACATGGGCCACTTGGATGACCCGTTGGCTTCCACAACCGACATCAATTTCGGTCTGCCCCGTTACATCGGTTTGCAGTCAGGTACACCCGTAACGAACAACAATCTTTATAATGCGTATTGGAGAAAGTACATCAATGAAATCACGGACAAAGACAGCAAGATTGTAAAGGGCAGTTTCTACCTTACTCCTGCTGACATGGAAAAGCTGTCATTCCGTGACCTGTATTTCTTCGATGGCAATTACTTCCGGTTAAACAAAATTGAGGACTATGACCCGATTAACCCATCGGTAAACATCTGCGAGTTTCTGTTCCTTAAAACCGGGCCTACATTCACAGCAACAACAGGAAGCGTGGGCGGTGGTGGTACGCAGTCAAGTGGTGGCGGTGGTGACACACAGGAAACCGAAAAAGACCCGATTGGTGGCGGCAACCTTCCCGGCAAAGTAATCCAAAACAAAGGGTTTTCGCTGGGTGACTTCAATGCGGTGGGTGATGGCATTGTTGCAGGGGATGCGGTGACCAACTACGGAAGGGCAAATGCTGCCTTTGCGACAAGCGGCACGTCATTCCTTCCCGATAGTGAACGCAGCGTGGTTATTGGTGAGGGTGTGCAGAATGTAGGGGCTGACGAAGTGTGGCTGCAAGGGCAGTTGATGACACCAAATAATTTTGGCACAAATCGTTTTGCTTTCCCTACTGGGAATTATACACTTGGATTGCATGATGATATAATTATTTCGCTTGGAACAGGAAACCACACATTGACATTACCTGACGCATCAACCGCATCCAACAAATTATATTGGATTGTAAAAAAAGGTGCGCAGGGAACGCTAACCATTGACGCATACGCAGACCAGTTGATTGACGGAGCAGCTAATTACACAATAAATAATCATTACGGAACGGCTTGTTTAGTATGTGATGGAACAGAATGGTACGCATTAACAAACAAATAAAATGGCAACAACAACAGTAGCAATAAATTTAGAAGCCAAAACCAAAGGCACGGATAGCGTTAAGTCGCTGAAAGCACAAATCAGGGAAGCAACCCAAGAAGCGGCAGCGATGTCGCAAAAGTTTGGGGAGTTTTCACCACAGGCACTTGAAGCAGCCAAAAGGGTTGCAGACCTGAAAGACCAAATGGATGACCTGAATGAGAAAATTCAGGCGTTGCACCCCGACAAATTCAACCGAATAAACACCATTGCCAAAGGTGTTGCAAATGGCTTCCAAGCTGCACAAGGTGCAATGGCTTTGTTTGGTGCTGAAAGCGAAGATGTGCAAAAAGCCCTTTTAAAAGTGCAGGGTGCAATGGCATTCGCACAGGGATTGGAAGGTTTGGATGCGGCAAAAAAACAATTCACAACCCTTGGTCAAGATGCAGTAAAGGCATTCAAAGAAATGACCACCGCATCAAAAGTTTTCATGGCTACCGGGCTTGGATTGCTTTTGACAGGACTTGCAACCGTTGCGGCATACTGGGATGAGATTGCCGTTTCGCTTGGATTTGCCAAGTCCGAAATGGAGAAGATGAATGACCAAATTAACATTGCTGGTCAGGCCACAAGAACACAAGCAAATGATTTAAACTTCTACAATAGCATAGTTCAGGACACCACCAAGTCGGAAGCAGAAAGGAAGTTTGCTCTTGAAAAGTTAAAGGAAGCAGGGATTGAAACCAATGACATAAACCTTGACAATGCGGACTCGATGAAAACATTGACTGACCGCACCAAAGAAAATATATTGGTAATTGCACAAAGGGCAAGGACAGAAGCAGCAGCCCAAATATTGCAGGAAAAAACCAAGCGTTTATTGGAGTTGCAAAACAGCGACCTTGACGAGCAGACTTCTTCATGGGATAACTTTTACGCTGGGGCAGTTGGTGCGTTAATGGGCATAGACAAAGGTGCGCAGGAGTTGGGCAAAAGGGGTTTGAAAAATCTGCAAACCGCACAGCAGGAAGTTACCCAAGCGCAGGGTCTTTACGACAAGCAATTAAAGGCAGGATTTCCAAATGAAGCGAAGGCGTTGGAAAATCAGGAAAAGGCAAAGACTGCAATCGAAAAAAGGAAAAAAGCCCAAGAAGATGCAGCCAGAGCAGCAGAAAAAGCGGCACAGGATGAAAAAGCAAGGCAAGATGAATTAAAAAAGCGTTCCGAGCAGCTGATATTAGATGCTGAATTGGTGGGTAAAACCGAAGTTGAACGTGACGAAATACTTGCCAAGCGTAAATTTACAGCCAGTGTCAAAGGATTTAAGGAAGGTTCTGTTGAATATATTGCAGCCGAAAAAATATTCAATGATGAAATTGCCAAAATAGCCAAAGATGCCAATGCGAAAAAAGCAGCAGAAGATAAGAAATCGGAAGAAGATTTGGCAGCATGGAAAAAACAAGCCAATGACAAAGAAATTACAGCGTTAAACGATTTCTACAAAAAACAGGAAGCGGCATTATATGACAAAAATCTCACAACCGAAGAACTGAACGCAGCCGCAGCAGATTTAGAAGTAAAAAGGTTAAAGGATGAAATCCGCATCCGCAAAGAAAATGGAGAGGAAGTTGCTGCCCTTGAATTGCAACTTGCCCAAAAGCGAAAGGAGATAGGCGATAAGCAAAAAGAGGATGAAAAGCGAAAAGAGGAAGCCATACAAAACATACGTGAAAGGTCTTTGCAAGGTGCTGCCGATGTTTTCAATGCAATGGCGGGGCTTATGAAAGAGGGCAGTGATGCACAAAAGGCATTCGCACTCGCAGCTATTGCAGCCGATACAGCAAAGGCAATTTCAGCTACAATAGTTGAAGCACGTAACACAGCAAAAACCTTAACTGCAATGCAGGTTCCACCGCCCGGCCCACAGATTGCAGGTGCTGCCGTGTACGCATCAGGATTGGCAATGGTATTAAGTAACGCAAAACGTGCAAGGGATATTTTGCGTGGCGGTAGTGCAAGTGGTGGCGGTGGCGGTAGCGTTGGTGCGGTAGGTGCTGCCCCCGGTGCAATGACCCCACTCACAGGCGGTGCGTTACCAGAAGAAGGGCAGTTTGGTGGCATGGGCAGGGTGTATGTTCTTGAAGGTGACATCACCAAAACGCAGACCCGTGTCCGCAGGTTAAGAAATACAAGTGTCGTTTAAACCTACTTTTATAATTATGGAATTACCAGTGTACAAAATTGTGGTCAATGACGATGACGAAACAGGCGTGGACTTTGTTTCTCTCGTTGACCGACCAGCCACACAAAAAGACTTCATGCTGTTCAATCAGCAATTCGTTGACCCAACAGCAAACGAAACCGAGGATGAATTTATCAGCCGTTGCATCCCGGTAATGATTGGCGAAGGCATGGAGCAAGACCAAGCCGCAGCCGTGTGTTATTCCAAATGGAGCAGCAAAGATAAATTTGCAGAAGGTATGCCACATTATACCAAAGATGGTAAATTGTATGAAGGGCCAACGCATAAAGATGCCGATGGTAGGTTAATGACTGGCGCAACACATACAGCAGATAGTGAATACCTATACCACAAAGACGAATTGCAGAAATTTGAAAGCTATGATGACTACCCCGAAGCGGCCAAAGAAAATGCAAAGGTTGCACTCCGTTGGGCAGAAGAAAATGGATGGGGTGATTGTGGCACAGCAGTTGGCAAAATCAGGGCAAACCAGTTAGCCAATGGTGAAGCCATCACCCGTGACACGATTGCAAGGATGGCAGGGTTTGAAAGGCACAGACAGAACAGCGACAAGGAATTAGGGGATGGATGTGGCCGCCTGATGTGGTTGGCTTGGGGTGGTGATGAAGGTATTGAATGGGCAAGTCGCAAATTGCAACAAATAGACATGAGACAGGCATACTCTGTGCAGTCCGAAGAAAAGCGCATCGTGACAGGACCGGCAATGTTAGCCGATTTACCCATTTACCGCTACGATGACATCAGGGGTGAGTACTACGTGACATTCGATGCCGACACCATTTGGAAGATAGCAAAGAAGTTTGTGCGTAACGATGCCTATAAAGCAGTCAATACCGACCATGCCAACCCGGTTAAAGAGGGTGTTCACATGATTGAGTCATACTTCATTGACCGCAAACGTGGTGTGATGCCACCTACCGGGTATGAAGATGCAAAGGATGGCTCGTGGTTCTTGACCTATTTAATAGACAATGAGGAAATTTGGGCAAAAGTTAAGGATGGCGAATGGAAAGGATTTTCAGTTGAGGGATTGTTTGACATGGAAGAACAGGATGAAGTCCTTGAAATGATGCGTGAAATAACCGCCATGCTGAAAAATTTTGCATAGGTTAAAATCAATCTACCTTTTAAGATATATGGAATTTAAATCAGAATTAGCCGAAATGAAGTTATCTCTTGCCGCATTCATGGCAGAGGTAAAGCAGCGTTTCAGCGAAGCTCCTGCCGAGATTGCGTTTGGTGAGTTGACTTTGGTTGACGGAACTATCGTAGTTTTTGAAGGTGAGGAACTTGCAGCCGGAATGCTCCTGAATGTTAAAGGCGAAGAGGGCATCGTTCCTGCTCCTGATGGAGTGCATGAAACTACCACTGGTCTTTTGGTTAGAACCAAAGATGGTGTGGTTGAAATGATTGAAACCAAAGAAGCCGAAGCAGAAGTTGAGGTTGAGGTTGAAAATCAGTTTGCATCATTGGAGCAGTTCGATGCTTTGAGAGCCGCTAACGAAGAACTGGCAGCGAAAATCGCTACCCTTGAAACTGCACTTGTAAACATACTGGGTAAAGTTGAAGAAACTTTCAGCGTGTTTGAAAAGTTCGCAGCCAAAACCCCTGAGCCGACTAAAAAGCCATTCGGTTCAGTTAAACCCGAAAAAGAGGAAAATTTCTTTGGCTTTGTTTCCGCAATCAAATCAATCAAAAAATAAAATAAAATCATGGCATTTGACGTAACAGGTCTCACCAATTACACCAAAGAAGAGAGCTTAAACCTTCTGACCAAAGCGATGTTCACCGCCAAAACTGCACGTCTGTTGCAGGGTGCTGGACAGGTTCTCCCCGGTATCAAATCCGCTGAAATACTGCCCCTGCTGTTTTCAGACGTTTACTTCCAATCTGACAGCTGCTCTTATCAGACCAGTGGCAACACTACCCTGTCCAAGCGCACCCTGACCGTTGGAAAAGTTAAGGTTCAGGAAACTTTGTGCCCCAAAGACCTTGAAACCAAATACACACAGAAAGCTCTTGCCGCTGGTGAAGCTATCGACATGGGTGTATTCACCGAACAAATCGGAGCTGAAAAAGCCGCTAAAATGGCCGAAGCTATCGAAACTTCAATTTGGCAGGGTGATACCACAGGTGGTGTTGGAAACAACGGCTTTTGGGATGGCTTCCTGACTATCCTCGGAGACCTCGGTTTCGGTGGTGCGGGTGACCCTATCAAAGGTAACGTTGCTAACGCTTACGCTTCTATCACTGCTTCTAACATCGATGACATCATCACTACCATTTACAGCGTTATCCCTGCTGAAGTGCTTGGAAAACCTGACCTGATGATTGCTATGGGTACAGATACTTTCCGTCTTTACAGACAGTGGTTGGTAACTTCTAATCTGTTCCACTACCCTGCAAACGAAATCGCAGAGATGGAAATCGTTGACCCTATCAGTGGCATTAAGATTTACGGTCTGCACGGTATGAACGGCACAAACAAAATCGTTGCTGGTCTGTGGAGCAATTTCTTCTTGGGTACTGACATGATGAACGAAGAAGAAGAGTTTGAATTTATCTTCAATCCTTTCGAGCGCAGAGTACAATTTCACACCGCTTTCAAATACGGATGTCAGGTTGCTTACCCTGAGCAAGTTGTTCTTTTCACACTCTAATTTTAACCGAATAGAGAAAGTTTAACCCGGGGGGTGGGGAAAAACCCTACCCCCCTTTTTAATAAATAAAAAAATATGGCTTGTGTATTAACAACTGGATTTACCTTGGACTGCAAAACCGCAGCCGCAGGTATCAAAAATATTTGGCTCGTGGAATTCGATGCTAAATCTACATTAACCAAATCATCAGGCGAAGTTTCTGCCCACACTTTGAGTGGTGGCAAAAGCTACTTCAAATATGAGCTTGAAAAGGAAACTGGCTCCATGACTTGGAGAACCATTCCTTCTACCGAAAACGGAACTGTGTTTTACGAAGCTGACTTGGTTGCACGTTTGCACAAAGTGACTACCGCACAGCGCAACGAGATTAAACTTCTCGCGCAGAACAGAATGTTAGCCATTGCCCTTGATGCAAGTGGTGACTACTGGCTGCTGGGTGCTGACTACGGTGTTCAGTTGCAGCAAAGTGAAACCAACTTCGGACAAGCGTTCGGTGACTTCAAAGGTCATGTATTAAATTTTCTCCACAAAGAGACAGATTTACCTTTGAAAGTTCAGGCCGCTGTTGTAACTTCGCTGGGTCTTTGATTTTTTCATAGTGTTTTCATGCAGAAAGGGTCGCCATTTGGCGGCCTTTTTTGTTTAACATAGAAACTACCTACTTATATAGATAGGATGCTGTACATAACCAAAGCAGGAACACCCGAATTGATCATCACAGGCAGAGAAAAGGTGACCGTTTCTCCCGTGTACTATCTGCTCGTGTTTGAGTCCGAAATGTCGCAGGAACAAAAGGCATTTATTGTGACCGATACCAGCACAGCACCCAACAGATACCAACTTTTTTCATTTGTAGAGGGCAGCAGCACCGCAAAAACATTGGCCGTTGGTACACATTATTGGGCTTTGTACGCACAAACTTCCCCAAGCAATACCAATCCATTACTTGCATCACAGGAAATTGATAGGGGATTGGCCTATGTAACGGCATCACATACCGCATTTAACGACCACGAAGTAAACACCACTATTAAACAACACCACATCGGATGAGTTTTGACCTATTACGCATAAATTTCACGGAGTCAAAGTTGCCAAAGTTCAAGGAAAACAAGAATAAAGGCATCGTGACCTATGGGGAAAAGAACGATTTTCCTGATACGTTACTTGAATTTTACAACAGAAGCCCAAAACACGGGGCGATTGTAAGGCAAAAAGCCCGTTTTGTGGCAGGAGAAGAAACCTTGGTGGATGGCAACCCCAGCGCAGTTAAGGTAATTGATTACGTGAACCCTTATGAGGGTATTCAGGAGTTCAAAAATAAACTGGCTCTGGACTACGAATTGTTCAACGGCTTTGCTTATGAGGTACACTACAACAAAGTAGGACAGGTTTCGGCACTTTACCATGTAGATTTCAGCAACGTGCGCACACTTGACCATGATGTGTATATGTATGCAGAAGATTGGAAAAAAGCCAAGCAAGAGGACATCAATCATTATGCACCTTTTAACCCGAAAAAGGCCCAACCAATGGAAGTGCAGTTGTACTACTTCCGAGAATACGCACCTGCCTTGGGTGTTTACCCGCTGCCACCTTATCAGCATTGTTTGCAGTATATTGAAATTGATGTTGAGATAGCCAACTTTCACAACAACAACATTCGCAACGGCTTTGCAAACGGCACACTGGTTCAGTTGTTTAAAGGTCAACCGACCGAGGAGATTGCCTACAATTTTGAAAGGAAATTCAAACAAAAAACAACCGGCACAGACAACGCAGGTGGTGTGCTTATTCAGTTCAATGAGATGAACGAAAAGTCGGCAGAGATTGCACACCTGCAACCTTCCGACATGGACAAGCAATTCCTGCAACTGAATGAAACGGTGCAGGATGAAATATTCATCGGCCACAACTTCCCGAAAATTCTGCTCGGTTATGCAACAGAAGGCGCACTTGGTCAGCGTAATGAAATGATTGAGGCATACGAGTTGTTCCATAAGTCATACGTTAACAAGCGTCAAGTAAAAGTTGACACTTGCCTACAACATACACTTGAAAGCGTTTATCCCGGCATCGAGTTAACCACCAAAGACAGCGATTTTCTCGGAGTTGATTACGTTGCATTGTATCAATTTGGCATTGTAAGCCGTGAGGAAGCACGTGAAGCACTCGGATTGCAAAACACAACCATTCAGGCGCAAAAGTTTGACGGTCACACTTGCGAATTTCACAAATGGTCGGATAAGGATTTAGAAACTTTTGCCAAATTTGGGGCTGATGAAAGCGAATTTGAAGAAGTGAAATTGACCTTTGAACTTACCACCAAAGAAAAAAGAGTACTGGCAGTTGTTAATTCCGATGAAAAAGCCACATTGAAAGACATATCCACCGCCACAAAAATAGGCGAAGAAGAAGTAATAAAGATTTTGAAAACTTTGCAGGACAGCGGTAAAATTAACTGGACAAACAATGCTATCAAAATTACCGACATCGGCCGGGGTGAGATTGCTGATACCGAACTGCCCAAACTTGAACTGCGATACAAGTACGATTTAGATCCTGATGCGTTGCCATTGCAACCCGGTGGAAAAAGTCGTGAGTTTTGTGTCCGCATGATGCAAATGGGTAAACTTTACACTCGTGATGAAATTGAGGAAATGTCGCAAATCATGGATTATTCCGTATGGTTAAGACGTGGTGGTTGGTACACCGTGCCAAATACTGACCCACCTTTGCACATACCGCATTGCAGACACGAATGGAAACAAAGAATTGTAAGGAGAAAATCAAATGGCTAATTTCGCATATTTCGTAAGTGAGCAGGATGTAAAAAAGAACACCCCTATCGATGAGAATGTCGATAGTAAGTTGCTTCAAACTGCCATGCGTACCGCACAGGATGTTTATATCCGTGATATTTTGGGCAGCACCCTTTATGACAAGATTTGTGATGACATCAACGGTGCTGGGCTTGGTGGTAACTACCTGACATTGGTCAACAAATACGTTGCACCTTGCCTGTACCATTACGTGATTTTGGACTCAATGCTGCCATTGACCTACAAAATGATGAATAAGTCAGCGGCAAGTCGTGGCGCAGAAAATGCAAATGCGGTGGATGTTGACCAGCTTCGCATGATTGAGCAGCGTTACCAAAACAAGGCGGAATACTACGCTGAAAGATTGCGTTTGTACCTTGCTGAAAACGACACATTGTTCCCAGAATATCAAAACCCTGCGAGTGGGCTTGACGTGATTAACCCACAGAACCAATACTTATTTGGTGGGTTTTATCTGGGTGAAGATGATGATTACAAATTCCTGCGTGGATTTTTCTCATGAATAAAGTAAGACAGAAAAACGAAAACAAACTGAAACTCTATCTCAATGGTAACAATCAACCAACTACTGGAAGCTCTGGAAACTGCGGGAAACAACCACAAGCAGATAAAGGCAACCATCGTAAATATTGAGCCAAACATCAATACAAGCGGTGAGCAGCTTTATCCGTTGATGCGGATTTTTCCTGATGGTTCACAGGTGACCGTTGACAAAGTGATTTATCGCTTTGCGGTTGCCATTGCTGACAGGCACAGAGAAGATTTTACCGATGCAGTAGAACGCATTAGCGATATGCACACGGTCATGTTGGACATTTACTCCATGCTGCGGTACGTGTACCGAAACAACATCGCAGGAACATGGGTAATAAACGACAGCATTACCCCTTTTTATGACGCACAAACGGACATCGTTAGCGGAGTTGCAGCCGTTATCGAATACCATTGTCCAAATTTGAGAGATTACTGCGACACCCCCAATAACAATTTAACATTCCCAACAATAGAATAAAATGAGTACAGCAACAGAATTTATGAGTGGTTTCACGGGCTGCAAAGTCCTTTCAGGAACAAGCGCAAACACCGGCCGTTGGCAGGGTTTTGTGGTTAACGCAGATGCGGTTGTTTCCGCTGCCCTTGACAAAAATGCGGCAAGTGTAATGACAACCCTTGGACTGACAGGCATCACCCTGAAACAAGGCACTTTCATTTCAATCCCCGAAGGTGACTATTTCAGCAGCATCACATTGACAAGCGGCAGCATCGTAGCGTATAACGTATGATAAGAATAGGTGTTCGGTCATTTGTAGCAGGTGGTGAATATACACCTTCGGATGCGGATGCTTTGGCCTTTGTGAATGCAGCAGCCATTACAGATGAAACACAAAAATTAGCTATCAATAATTTGGTAACTGACTTGAAAGGTTATTCCATTTGGACAAAAATGAAAGCCATATATCCTTTTGTTGGTGGAACTTCATCAACTCACAAATGGAATTTAAAAGACCCTCGTGATTTAGATGCTGCGTTTAGATTGGTGTTTAATGGTGGATGGACTCACAACTCAAACGGCGCAAAACCAAACGGTACAAATGCTTTTGCAAATAGTTTTTTAAAATTACAAACTAATTTTTCAGCTAATTCATTTTCATTTAATTATTATTCAAGAACACAGATTTTAAATAATTCAGGTGAAATTGGCGTATCAGGTTCAGGGTTGCAATTTTCACTTCATTATTATTATAATGGTAATTCTGAAAAATCAATTGTAGGAGGTAGTTATCCAGCAAATTCAGCTCGTATAAACAATAGCAATACATTAGGTTTTCAAATAGGAACAAGAACAGCAAGCAATGTATTAAAATTACATTTTAACGGTAATTTATTAGTAACAAATACAAATAATTATGTATCAGGATTTAATAATTTTAATATTTATTTAGGTGCAATAAATTCATCTGGAACATCAGCTGTTGAGTATTCAAACAAAGAATGTGCATTTGCTGCGTTAGGTAATGGCCTAACCGACACCGAAGCCGCTAATTTTTACACCGCAGTACAAGCATACCAAACAACCCTTTCTCGCAATGTATAAACTATCCGAAATAGCACCCGAAGATTATGCCCTTTATGTTGGGCTGTTGACTGAAACTGACAAAGATTTACTCATTGGTCAATGGTACATGGATGACAGCTACTTCAACCCCATTCAGGACAATGACGATAGGTGGGTAATCTCCGTTGAAGAAATCAGTCAGTGCATTAACCCTGATTTTATGTGGGTGCAAAACCTGCCGCTTATTCCGTATGTTCCCAAACCAGCACCGCCGTTTCCCTGATGAAAAACGAAACTGAAACAATCGTAGGTAGTTGGCTGTTGTGGTTGGCCGGGGCTGCTGCAAAGTTGCTTCCGATTATTCAATTCCTATCATTCACCGCTGCCCTTGTTTTATCCTGCATTGGCATTTACAAGTTCTTTAAATATGGCAAAAAGTAAGGAGATAGTAAAGTGGCAACCGAAAAGCAAACGGAAACTGGGCAGACACACGAAGTCAGCGAACAAACACAAGTCAGCAAAACCATACCGAGGACAAGGAAGATGAAACTTAAAAACTATTTCCAACCCACTCCCAAGCGTTTTAGGGTTTTGGGTGACAGCATTGCAGCTGCATCTTTGTTCGTTGCCGGGCTTAACCTTGACCATCCAAAATTGATGCTGATTTCAGGTGTATGCGGTGCGGTGGGTAAATTCGTGACTAACTTCTTTGCGGAGGATGAAAAGAAGTGATTGGCTTTTTGTGCTTTGTGGTGTACTTGGTATTGTGCTTGTCTTTGGGCATTGCCCGACACAACAAAAACCACAGGCAGACACAGGACTGGTAGATAGTTTAAATGCCGAAATTGACAGCATCAAAAACGAATATGCTGCGCTGCTGATTAACCGCCCCGAAAAGATAAAAACACTCCGTCAAATTAGGACAAAATATGTCCATGACACCCTGACCATTAACGAACTGCAAAAAGACACGGTCAAACTCATTTCCATTATTGATGAAAATAAGCTATGCTGGGAGATTATTTCCGATGATAGCGTGGTGATTTACAGCCAAGAGCAGGTCATTAAATTACAGGATAGTGCGATTACGCATTTAGAAGCCATTACAGCCACTCAAAAAGAACAAATGGAACAATGTATCGCTGACAACACAAAACTGCGTAGGAAACGAAATGCGTGGCGAAATATCGCAATCTTATCATCATTATTATTCATAGCCAAATGAAAGCACTGCAAGAACTACTGAACCAAAACGGGGCAAACCTGAAAACGGATGGGGTTATGGGCCCGAAATCAACCGAAGCACTCGCCAACTACATAGCCAATGAGCTGAAAAAACGCAAATGGTTGCCGCAATATCATGGTATTGTGTGGCTACGCACAGATGATAAGCTGACAAATAACTTTGAAGATTACTGCGTAGTCTACAAATACGGGCAAATTGTCTATGTTTGCCCTGCTTCCACCACCGCTGGTGACTTTTATGTGTACAATCCCCTCACCGTTGGTGGGATAAATGGCACGGCTGTGGCCGCTGAACAGCAGGTTGTCGGTTCACACCGCTTTGTAACGGGTGCAAAATGGTCTAATTTGTGGCTTGGTGCGCCTTATTTTCAGCAGATTTTGCCCATTACTATCTACCGGGATGGCACAAAAGACAGGCAAATTGACCAAAAGGTGACGCAGTTCGGGTTGTTTGGCATCAACTTTCATCGTGCTGGGCTTGGGGATTGGGTAAATAAGTGGTCAGCAGGGTGTCAAGTGGTACCTGATAAGCATTGGTTCGAAATTGTGAAGCGATTTAATCAGGGGCAGACCATTGATTTCACACTATTTTGCACATTCGGATAAGCAAAATTTGCTAAAATTGCTCATTGCATTGAGCAAAATTACTCAATGCTTTGCGTAAAAACTATCGGTGGACATCCACCAAGTTAATCAAATGCTCTATTGAAAACTTGACAATGTAAGTCAACTCACCGCATACAATAATTGTCAGCGGCTTTTTTGCTGTGCTACGATTGTCAGGCATCATGCAGTCAATTTTGTACAAACAGACAGGAAATGTCGGCTCTTGGTACAAATCAACTTCGGAAGGCGCAATCCCCATTTCATACAGGGCATCTTCCATTTCATCTCCTGCGATTACTTCAAGGCATAATGGTGTTTTAAACATACATTTTTTGGCAAAAGGAAAATTCAGGAATGACTTTGGTATCTGAAAATGATGTACTGAGTGTTAGCCACATGGCTCCCAGGGGTTTGGGTGGTCTCCCCCTTTCAATGTGGAACCCTGCAAAACCATCCTCGTATTCTTCTTTGTAGCTCGATGTCCTGATTTGGTGAACATCCCGGATTTTGATTTTCTTTTGGTGGCTGTCGTAAACTTCCACCGGGTTAATGTGGTGGTACAATTCGTGAACGTGGCCCTGCCAAATGCAATCGTAACCTTCCATGAAGCTCATCATGCGCTGGTCTTGAATTACACCTTTGGTAACAATACCACCACCACCAAAGCCGTGATAGTATCGGAGTGTCCACTTCCTGCGATGGCTGTCTTGGCTTAATTGGAATTTAAAATCAACCACCCCACCATAACCGCCAGCGTGAATTTCGGCTCCGTGCGTTGTGTTGAACAAGTCCACAAATCTTTGTATCGGGTCGGTTTCAAGTGCCTTCAAAATAGCTGTTTCGTGGTTTCCATAACCAACAACGAGAATGTGGTCTTTGTATGGAGCAAACCAATTAACCGCATCCTGGATAACAGCATCAATGTAGTTGGCCTTATTATGCTCCGGCAGGATGTCTTTCTTGCTACGTCTTGGGTCGTACTTTCCCTGCATCATGCAAAAGGTGTCACCGTTCAGGATGATTTTTGCATCACGTTTTACCGCTTCATCGAGGTGGTTTTTTAGCAGCACCCGGTCGCACTTGGGGTTATCCCAGTGTAAGTCCGACATTAAAAGCAGATTGATTTGTTTCTCGCAATACACAGCGTGTATATTGCGAGAGATGCGTTTTGTTTCTTTTATCATCTATCTATAAAAGTAGTTAGCCCCTGCGATTGCTAACATCCACCAAAAAGTCGATGAATGCTAACAAGGCAGGGGCAATATACAAAACTAAACCAAATACCATCTAATTTGTCAGGGCTGTGCCGTTTAATTCATCCTGCCACACCCTGATTTTGAACCACTCATCTACGCTGGGGATGTCATCAGGCATTTGGGTGTAATCGTATGGCTGTGCTTCTGTTACTTCATCCTCGCATGGTGGCTGCCATTGTTCTATTGACTTGGGGGTTTCACGTCTATTCAGCATGACCAATCTCCTTCAATGCAATCGTGTCACTTCCTGCCACATACACAGCAGGTTGAATGATATCCCCATCATCGGTAACAGGCAACACCCCTTTTTCTTCCGACTTGTATGCCCATTTAGCAAGGTCTTCAATGGTGTTCATCTTCATTTTAGCAGCTGACCATTCATCAAGGTGGTCAAACTTCCAGCGACCTGCACCGGAACGGCATTGGATTTCAAAGCCCATGTGCTGAAATGTCTTGCCGTACATCTGTGCTTCGTTAATGGCCTGTGATTGTATCTGCTCTTTGGCGGCTTTGATTTGCTTTTCCAACCGGGTGAGGTGGCAGAACGCATCCAAAGCGGATGCGTTGCCTTCCTCTACATCAAATAATAAATTCACGATGTCCATCATGGCTTCAATATTATTACTTCCTTGAAGTTACCGAGATTAACCCACTCCACCAGCTTGGTCAGTTTGTCTTGGGCCCAGTCCGGGATATACTTGTCGTTGCATTCGATGAATACCTTGGGGTAATCGTACAGGCATCGGCCCAAACCAAACTGCACCGCAGCCCGTTTCATTGCATCCGAAATACCGCCCTTTTCAGGTTCGATGTTGGTCTTGGATGCACCATCTTCACGGTAGATTTTTTTTACAAAACCTTCTTCGTCATTATAATGTATCGTCAAACGGCAGATGAAGCCATTGCCGATTTCCCTAAATTCGGATGTCCAATTTGTAGGGCCGAAGGCAGCGTCAAAGCGTTGCATTACGCATCTGTTGTTAATGTACGGCACGACAATCATTTTGCCTGTGCTGGTAACTGATTGCACCCTCCATTCGATTTCGTTTGGCTGGATTGGTGCGGTTAGTGTTTCATTCATATCCTTGGAATATTAAAGTGTTTGTCTTGATTTTGCCTTGTTATTTTAAATTGTCCGTGTGGATTGTGCCTAAAATCCTGATTAAGGTTGGCAGAATTTCAGCAGGGATGCTGACGCATTTGCGGCCATCTTGACCGGGTGCGAATTCCTGAATGAAATAAATGGTGTTGCTGTCATCTTCCCAGTCAATGTTGTAGGTGACATCATCGTGTTCAAATTTGGCAGAATAACTGCCTGTGTGTGTGACTTTTATTTGTGTTTCCATGATGCAAATATAGTATAAGTTTTTATATTTTCAAACTTTCTGCAATTTTTTTTATCAGGTCATCCGAAATCGGTTCAGCGTTAAATCCTTTCTTCCGATATTTTTTGAGTGTCTTTTCAAGTTCGTCATCAGGCACCGGCTCAAACGACATCATCTGGTCTTTCCAATAAACAACAGTTTTATATCCCCTTGTTTCAGTTGACATTCACAATATCAAAGGCGGTGTCAATAACCTGCTGCTCTTTTTTGCTTTTGTACTTGCTACTGCTGTTCAATGCCTTTATCACGGTGGCATAACTTGCCACACCTTTACAGGCATCAACCACCTGCATTTTCATCCCTTTACGGGCGTGTTCAATAAAGTGTTTGCGTTTATCTTCGTGTGTCATTTCGTTGCGATTTTAAGTAGAATTAGGTAGCCGATAAGGTCATTCAAAGTGTCCTCATCAGGTGCTTCCATCCCGGTTGTTTTGATGCGGCTTAACTTGTCATCAATGCGGACAAGCAACTGCTCTGTTGTGGATGCCTTTGAGAAAACTCGCACCGGATCCAGTGCGGAGTTTCCATACTTGGCATTCTTTTCCACCAACATTGAGCATATTTGGTCGCAGGTTTCAATGATTTTGTTTTGCATTAGAACGGTAAATCGTTGCTGTTTTGGTTGTACATTGAGTTCGCATACTCCTCTTTTACTGCATCAGGAATACCGCTTTTGCTAGGTGTTACATTTTTGTAACTTACATTTTTAGCACCCCCAACATAGGTTGCAGGTTTCTTCGCTTCCCGTTCTTCTTTGGTTTGCGACAGGGCAATGTAGTGAGTCTCACCGAATTTTCCTTCGGTCTTTCTTTCAGCACATACGAGCTTGATGTACTTCTTTCCGTTCTTTCCGGTAGTGATTGCCTCACTGGGCAAGTCACTTAAACATATATCGAGTATTAACATGGTGCAAATATAGTAAATTAAACTTAAAAAAACTATTCTTCAATGTTACGAATTTCTAAATGTTCGAATTTCTGCACCGCAATAGCCCTGTCTAATTCATACTTCAACAGATTGTTGGATTGCTTTAATAGATTAGATTGTGCTTTTGCTTCTTCTACTGAAATAGCTTTTGATTTCAACATCATCATCATGTTGAATGCGTGTTTGAGCAATTCTTTTGAATTTACTTTTTTTGTAGTTTCCATTTTATTTTATGTATTGATTGATTTCTTGTATTATGTGGTCAATGCTCTTGCAATATTCGGTTTCGTTTTCATTGTAAACCTTATTTGCAATGTATAGTTTTTGTAATTGTGGAAGCAACCAATCATATTGATTTTTTGTAATCATGTTTTTTGCTTCGGTATAATTTTTATCAATTTCATCCTGATTGCAAAGCCAGTCCAAATAATCTACTTGTGTAGTTATTGCATATTCTTTACCGCATAAATCAGAATAAATATAATTTACTTGCTGAATGTTTTTTCTCAAAGATTGATTTCTTATGCGAAAATCTTGCAATGTATCTTTGAGGTTTGAACTTCTTACAATTTCGTAGTAATCAAAAATTTGACTGTCATCAATAACTTTTTGTATCAAAATTTTCTTAAAATCATATTCATCATAAGCACCCATGCAGGAGTGGTAAGTGATTAGGACAAATTTTGTCCCAACAAAAAACAAAAATCTTTCGGGGTTTATTTCACAAAACTTATCCCAACCTTTTGCTTTTGTTTCTTTGCCACATGGACAAATTATTGAATGCTGGTCAAAATAAAATTCTTTCATATCTGTTCTGCAAATGTTTGATAAGCATTTTTCACCGCTTCCACCTTCCGGGCAAATGATTTGTCAAAAGTCATCAGGTTGTCCACCGTTTCAATGCTGTGTATCATTGTGGAGTGGTCACGGCCACCGCATAATTGACCGATTTTCTTCAACGATAACGAAGTTTTATGCCGCAAAATCCAAATGAAAATCTGCCGCAATTCCAACACCTCACGTTTACGGGCTTTGATTTTGATAAATTCGGGCTGATAGTACGGAAATACCGACCTGATTGCAAGGTGTGTGGCCTTTATATGCTCATCATCCTTGTCAATGTCCTGTACTTTTAGCACGGTTTCCAATTCCCTGATGCGGATTTGCTGGTGTCTGATTACTTCTTTCATTCTGTCGATTTCACTTTGGCGAAATGTTGTCCTGCTGTTGTGCTGTGGTGCTTTTAATTGTGTTCTCATGCTGCAAATATAGTTTAATTATTTATATTTAGAAAATATATTCAACTGTTTTACCCATGAAATTGCATTGCAGCGTTCCTGTCATTCCATTTCTACACTTGCTGATAATGAGTTCAGCATCTTCAAGTTCAGGTGGATTGCCGCCATTCTTTTGGGCTTCGTAGTAATCAGGGCGGTAAGGGAATAACACCGTGTCGGCATCCTGTTCAATGGCACCGGACTCTCGTAGGTTTGCCAATTTTGGGCGGCTGTTTCCTTCCTCTGTTCCCCTATTAAGTTGGGATAATGGCATTACGGTGCATCCGCATTCTTTGGCAATGAGTTTGCATTGCCGGGATATGTTGGCTATTTCCTGCTCCCGGTTTTTACCGCCTGTGCTTTTGACCAGTTGCATATAATCAATGATTACCAGCGTGGGTTTTACTTTCATGGTCTTAATTCGGGTTTTTATTTGAGCTATGTCCAGCATAGTGCTGTCCTCAATTTGAAATTTGTAGTCAATCAGCAGTAATTCACGGGCGATATTTTCAAGTTCAAATTCGTTCACATCAGCGTTTCTCACTTTCAGGTTGTCCACCCGGCCCAAAGATGAAAGTATGCGGTCAGCAAGTTGTTCTTTGCTCATCTCCATGCTAAACATTATAACCCTGCCACCCAGTTTTGCATGGGCAATCCCGATGCTGACTGCAAATGCTGTCTTACCCATACCGGGCCGACCTGCAACTACCACATTTTCACCGGGAACAAAGCCCCCGATGTACTTATCCAATTTGGTGAACCCAGTTGGCAATCCAATAGTTTTGATTTCGGATTTGCTTCGTTTCTCCAAGTTGTCGAAGCGGTCACCAAGTAGAGTGATCAGGTCAACAGCTTGTCCGTTTTCGTTCAGTTGTATTTCATCAATAGTTTTTTGAACTTCCGACATGGACTGCATTATTTCACTTCCGTTGGTCAGGTCATTGACAATTTTTGTCAAGTCAATAGTCAGGGTTTTACGTATGTATTCCTGATGCAACATTGAAACCAACCGAGTAATGCTTTCTCCTGTGTAGTAATTATTTAACCCTGCGATGTCCATTGCCATGTCACGGTGCTTCATTACCACCGCCACGTTGTCTATGTGTTCGTTATTTAGGTACATCGCCTGAATGGTCAAACATAGGGTGCGATATTTGGGTACGGTGAACCATTCGCTGCGTACCGTTGCGGTTAAATCCAGCTGCTTACCTTGCAGCCATGTTCCGAGTATTTGTTGTTCTATCATTCTAAATATTTTATGGCCTTCGCCTGTTCAACTTCCATAGGTTTCAAAAATGGGATGGTGTTTGAAAGTTTGGTTTTCCAGTTCTTAATCTTTTTGCCGTGACCATCAACCCACCCAGCTTCCACCCATTGATTGTATTTGGCTTCAATAGGGTAACGATAACCGGGTTTCAGTCCTTTCATCCCGTATTCGCAAAATTCTTCGAGTGTGGGTATTGTATTTGTATTTCTTTTTTTATTTACAATTACATTTTCATTTTCATTTTCCATATGTACAACATATGTTTTAGATATGTTATTCATATCTTTTTTGGTTCTGTTGTTTCTCCTGCTTTCGGAATATGCCTTACGTTTTTCAACTTCCGCAGACAATCTTTCGTTCAAGTAGTTACCATTTTCATCCTTTACAAACTTTGAAAATATATCTTCATCATATGTGCCACATATCTGTAACATATCTTTTTCAGTCAGTATGCCTTTTTGGTGTTGTAGGCATAGCAGGGTAATGTATTTTCCTTTTTGTTCCATAGTCAATAGCATTGTTCCGGTCAGGAAATCGCTAGAATAAAAAAGAAATGCTGGGTCTTTGCTCATTGTTTTTGTCCTTTCAAGGTTAATTTTTTACACTGGTTGTAATAGATGATTTGCAGGTCAAGTTTCATCCATAAGTACTCACATTGTAATAACGTGATGACCTGATTTTCTCGCCTGTAATTTTCATACTCTTTGCGCAGTTCAAGTTCTGCGATTTGCTCGTCACAATATGCGACTGGTAATGGTGTGGGTTTGTAAATATTCATAAAAAAAACACCCACACTTTCAAAGGTTAGACCCGGCCCCAAGATAGCCGACCTTTTACTCGCGTGGGTGTTGATTATATTTTTTCTCATTTGCTTGGTTCTCGGCAGGGGGTCTAATTCCTGTTATTCCGATATGCAATTATATAACAAAGATTTTAGAAAAACAAATTTGGCTGTATATTTTTTAACATTTTTTCGTTGGCTTCCTTAAAAAAGTTTTTCTTAATCTCAAAGCCATAACCTTTGCGGAATGTTTGTGCTGCTGCCAATAATGTGCTGCCACTACCTGCGCATGGGTCAATTACAACCTCGCCCGGGTCTGTGAACAACTCAATTAAATGTTGCAGCAAACGAACTGGTTTCTGTGTTGGGTGTATTTTTTCCCGTTCTGTATCACGTGGGTAATCAAAACAGTTAAAAATCATTTTTCCATTGTTGTTGAACTTTGGCAATTTATCACGGTAAAGAAGTAATCCATATTCGCAGTTACCAACTACTCGCATATTTGCTTTTAACACCTGCGCTGAGAAATTTTTGCGAAATACAAGGTTAATATATCCTTTCAGTCCGTATTTTGGTGCTTTCTGTATTAACTCAAACTGCTGCTCAAACTCACAGAAAACAATCATGCACGGTGCTTTCCCGGTTTCTTTTGGTTCTTTAACCATCATCGTTGAACAGAAGTGCAGAAACTCGCTAATCCTGAAATCCTTGTCCGTATCAAAAAATTCTTTCCCGGCAAGTTCGCTTTCACCGTTTGAGTTGTCACCATCAACATACCATGACGGATTACTACCGTATGCGTTCTTTCCTATGTTGTAAGGAATGTCGGCAATAATTAACTGGGCTTTTGGTATGCCATACGTTTTGTAGTTTTGGAAGTGGTCGTTAAATAAACGAGGTTTGAAAACTTCTTTTTTCATTATGTTAGTCATTGCAATACTCCTGTCTTTCGTGGTAATCAATGTCGCTTTGCTCGTCACGTTCCCATTCAATCGTCTGGGTGATGTACCATTGCCATCCCTTTTCCCATTCTTTGAATTCATCGGAGTTCAGTTCAAAAGGATTTTCGCCATTTGTTTCCCAATAGTTAAATTGCTGACTGGCCTCATAGCCCAGTTCAAAAGGTGTTTTTGTGTTTTCCATGCTGCAAATGTAATATACTTTTCTATACTTGCAATAGTTTTTGTTAAATTATTTGTGTAAAAGTTATCCACAATATAAAAATATCGACTATTTACGAATAAACTTTGTGCCGTGAAGAAGCATACCAAGGTATACCTTGACCATTTCGGGTATGACAAGACCGATTTCATCCCTTGCGAGGTATGTGGCGCACAAGCTGTGGACATTCACCATATCGAAGCCCGGGGTATGGGTGGAAGCAAACACGCTGATGTCATTGAAAACCTGATGGCTTTGTGCAGGAGAGACCATGCCCGGTATGGGGATAACAAGTCATTCAAAGATTGGCTCAAAAAAGTTCACGCCCTTAAACTTGAACAAGCGCACAGAGATACTGATTGAACTTGCCAACTCCAAGTGGCTGCCTGACTTCTGCAATAAAATTGGAAGCCATGTCGCTGCCGACCTACAACAACACCTTTTGCTTATCTGCTGTGAAATGGATGCCGACCGCCTGATACAACTGCACCAAAGCAATGGACTTGTTTATTACCTTGTCAGGGTGGGATGCAATGCGGTCAACGGCAATCGTTACACAAAGTTTTATCGTGACTTTATCCGTTCAATGGATCCGCTACCGGATGAATACGATGAGGAAGCCGAGGACTACGATGAAACCCACCTGCGTAAAAAACAAGAAGCGGTGCAATCTGTAAACTTCAAAGAGGTGGCAAACCATTTTAACCGAAGTGAGTGGTATGTGGTAAAGCTGTGGCAGCTATGGGAAGACAAACAAAGCATGGCATTGATGGCCCGTGAAACGAAAATCAATTACCGGGAGATCAGCCAAATCATAAACGCAATCAAAACCCAGATAAAAGAAAAATACAATGAATACGATGACTGACATTTTGGGAGTGGCCGCATTGTGCGTTCTGCTATCCCGTTACTTTTTCCCACCGATGATTTCATTTGTCTATGCGCTTGACAGCCGTTACCGAAAGACAATCAAACCATTTGAGTGCGGCTTTTGCCTATCTTGGTGGATAGGACTGGTATGGTTTACCGTTCAATTTGGATTGTACGGAGTTATTTATGGTGCATTATGTGCTATATTTGGGGCCTTAATTGACCGATACCTATGACACTAATTGAAATCACATTGACTGGCATCGCTATGGGGGTTGTTTTACCCTGTGTTTGTTACTTTATAATGACTCGCATATGACACCTGAACAGCGTTCACTTTGCCTTGACTTGAAGTCGCATATTGAGAGGATAAACAAGACCGGCACATACTCACTTGAAGCTGGGTACTATGCCAAACTGAACGAGGTACATAGGCAGTTGTACGGCCAACCATTCCCAGCGTGTCGCAGTTGTATGTTTGATGCACTAAAAAAACTTTACAGGGAAGCACTCAATGGTTAGTATTATTCATGGCGGCAACGCAGGGGATTTGATTTACTCACTCCCAGCAATGAGAGCAGCATCCCGGTTGCACGATAGCAAGGTTCACCTTTATTTACAAGTGGATGTACCAGCGCAATACAATTTCAATCACCCGATGGGCAAGGTGCAGATGAATAATCAAATGGCTGAAATGCTTTTGCCACTTTTGATGTCTACGGACTTTATAGGCAAATGTACAATCACTGATGAAGCGGTAAAATGTGATTACAATTTTAACCTATTCAGAAAGTTTCATAATTACACAGGCCACATCAGCCAGTGGTATTTTCACATTTACCCAGAACTGACCTGCAACCTTGCCGAGCCGATTAGCTTTGCAGTTGATCCGATAGGGCAAAACCAAATCATTTTAAACCGCACATCCCGTTATCACAACCCGACTTTTGATTATTCCATCCTGCGCAGGTATCAGGACAGAATTTCATTTGTGGGATTGCCCGATGAATACCGCATCATTTCGGCCAAACTGCCCGACATTTCTCACATCCAAGTAAAAGACTTTGCGGAGCTGTGCGGCATAATCAAGGGCTGTGAGTTATTTGTAGGCAATCAATCAATGGCCTATGCAATAGCCGAAGTCATGAAGCATCCCAGAGTAGTTGAAATTTGCCCGACTGCCCATAACGTCATCCCAACGGGTGACAATGGGTTTGGTGCTTGGACAATAATGAACTTGACACAGATTTTAAAATCAAAATATGAGCAAAACTAAATCACCCATCACGGGTAAGGTAGCCAAAAAGGCATTTGCCAAAGGTGGGGTGCAATACTACACCGATAACTTGGCTAATATCTTCTGCAAAAAGTTAGACCAATCAGGCATGGTAGGCGGTGGCAAAGAAGATGAACGCAATGCCGATGAGTTAAACCAAACCCGGTTAGACCGCATCAGGCAAATATCAGGCAAACACGATCCGACCATTTTGGATTACGGTTGTGGAACTGGTTTAATGCTTACTTTTATACAGGATGCTGGTATTGACTGTGATGGTTATGATCCTTATAACGGATATTATGCCGATGTTTTATCCCTTAAAAAGGACTATGATGTCATCGTCCTGACCGAAGTCATTGAACACCTGACCGCACCATTTGCCGAGTTGGCCGAAATAAAAGAGTTCTGCCACCCCGGAAGTAAGATTATGATTGAAACATCATTTGCAGATTGGCTGACCGAACATGACGAATACATTGAACCAGCCGTTGGTCATTGCACAATTTTCAGCCATGCTGGGCTTGACCATTTGATGCAGCAGTTTGGTTTTGTTCCTGACAATCACATAAACAGAAACGTACGCATCTATGCTGTGGGTTAAACTCATAGATATTCACCCCAACCCGAATAACCCTCGGACAATCAATGCGGATAAGTTCGCCAAATTGAAGCGTTCTTTAATTGAGTTTCCTGAAATGCTCACAGCCCGGCCATTGGTTTGCGTTACTTCCGACTTTGGGGGTTACACAATCCTTGGCGGTAACATGAGATATAAGGCACTTTGCGACATCGGGGCGGCAGAAGTTCCCATCATTTTAGCAGACGAATGGACATCCAAACAGCGTGACGAATTTCTAATCAAAGACAACGTATCTTTCGGGGAGTGGAATTGGGATGAATTGGCAAACGAGTGGGATGCAGAGGAACTCATTGCATGGGGAATTGACTTACCCGAAATCAAGGATGAACCCGAAGAAAAAGAAATGTGTCCAACTTGTGGAAAATAGTGAACAAATAGTGAAGATATGGCAAACGAACAAAATTTAACACCATTCAAAAAAGGCGAGGTAGCCAATCCAAACGGCAGACCAAAAAAGTATGTGACCCTTTTGAAAGAGCAGGGCTACAAACTTGCTGAAATAAACGACACAATTCAGGCGATGTTGTCAATGGACTTGGATGAGCTGAAAGAAGTGTGGCAGAACCCGAAGGCAACGGTGCTGGAAAAGACCATTGCCAACGCCATGCGAAAGTCACTTGAAAAGGGCAGCTTGTATTCCATTGAAACTTTGCTTTCAAGGGTGTACGGCAAACCGAAAGAAACGGCCGATGTAAACCAGACGGTCACAGGCGAAATCAAAATAACTTTAAATCTCGATGGGCAATAAACAGACAGCAGTTGAATGGTTGCTTGAAAACCTGAAAGAAAGTTTATCTATTGAACAGGCAACTGCGGTAATAAACAAGGCCAAAGCAATGGAACGGCAACAGATTATGGATGCGGTCAACGCCACCATGATTGACGATGACCTGAACGCATACGAATATTTTACAGAAACATACGAATGAAATACACAGCACAAAGAAGGCGGCTGAAACGCACGAAAGAAAGGCGCACAATAAAATTACAAGTGGCCTGTCTTAAAATCAAGTCACCCGAAATCAGGCGGCTATTTGCAGAAATAAAGGAGATGATGAAATGAAAGTATTAGCCCTATGGGAAGGCATGGGTGGAGTTGAATACCACCGCCTGTACACACCCCTGAAACGATTGCAAATTGATTACCCTGATGACATAACCGTCAGCATATCCCAAAACTTTGAACGCAATGGAATACCGCATTTATTTAACTACGACCTTGTCATCTTCAACAGGTGGCTGGGAGAGAACCACTACGAGATACTCCACTATTTGGCAAAGAACAATATCAAATACATCGTGGACATTGACGACTATTGGGTATTGCCAAAACACCACCCGACATATAAGTACTTCCGGGAACATAAGCTGAAACAGCAAATTATTGACGGCATCCGGTATGCTGATGGTGTGACCACGACCACAGATTATTTGGCCCAAAAGATAGCGAAGTACAACTGCAATGTGCAGGTCCTACCGAACGCCCTGGACCTGACAGACGACCAATGGCTTTCAACCCCACAGGAACGGGAGTATTTCACCTTTGGCTGGGTGGGTGGACTTACTCACAGCAATGACATCATGATACTATCGGAAGCAATCGAACGCATCTGCAATGAGCATGACAATGTCCGCTTTGTTTTGTGCGGATGGATGGCAAATAACTACATTTGGGATAGCATCCTGTACAAGTTCAATGGCAACAATCCGGTGCTGCGGCCACAGGTATTGGTCAGCCATGCACAGCAGCCAAACGAGTACGGCAATTTTTACCGCCTGTTTGATTGTGCACTTGCACCATTGGAACAAAACGAGTGGAATAGCTGCAAATCCGAACTAAAAATAATCGAAGCGGCTGCGTATGGGTTGCCGGTTATCGCATCGGGGGTTGAACCATACCTGCAACACCTAAACAATGCCGGGGTGAAGTTCTGTTTGAACACACCTGATGAATGGTACAAAGCAATGAAACAGGCAATGGATAGCCAACCGATTGCAAACCAAATCAGGGGTGAAGCCAATAAAATTTACTGCAATCAACACCACAACCTTGAAGCCATAAATAAAGACCGATTGGAATTTTATAAATGCACATTAGTTACACCCGGCCATTCGTAACGGATTACCAACGGGCGATACTTGACAGCCCAGATAGGTACACCGTGACCGCTGCTGCCACGAAAGTAGGCAAGACAGCGAGTCATATCATTTGGCTGTTTGAACAGGCATTGAAGCTAAAAGAAAACCAGTCTGTTTGGTGGGTGGCTCCCGTGTATCAACAGGCCGAGATAGCATTCAGGCGGATGCGTAATCAGGTAACCGTGCGTGACTTTTTCAAGGTGAATGAAAGCAAGTTAAGATTAACCCTTCCAACCGGGGGGATAATTGAATTTAAATCAGCAGACAAGCCCGACAACCTTTATGGTGACGATGTCTATGCTGCGGTGTTTGATGAGTTCACACGGGCGAGAGAGGATGCGTGGTATGCCCTGCGTTCCACCCTTACCAAAACCGAAGGCAAGGCAAAGCTAATCGGCAACGTGAAAGGCAAAAAGAACTGGGGTTACAGGTTGAGTGAACGGGCAAGGATGGGTGAGCCGAACTACGGCTTTTTCAAAATAACCGCTTATGACGCAGTCAATGCAGGTGTGCTTAAATTAGAGGAAGTGGAACAGGCGAAGCGTGACTTGCCGCAGCACATATTCAGTGAGTTGTATTTGGCCGAACCTACCGAGGATGGCAGCAACCCATTTGGATTGAGCTACATTTCGCAGTGTATCGCACCGATTTCCACCGCACCTATTGAGTGGTATGGCATTGACCTTGCAAAGTACAGCGACTACACGGTGATCATTGGCCTTGACTCCGAATATCGTGTCTGCTATTTTGACCGCTTTCAAAAGGACTGGGCGCAGACAGAACAGCACATCATCAGGGTAGTAGGCAACACCCCTGCGGCAATCGATAGCACGGGCGTGGGTGACCCTATTGTTGAGAAAATACAACGGCATTGTCCACGTTCCGTTGGGGTGAAGTTCACATCGGTATCAAAGCAGCAAATGATGGAGCAGTTGACCGCAGACGTTCACGCTGGACTGATTAAGTTTCCCGAAGGAATAATCGCAGATGAGATGCGGAACTTTGAATTTGAACACACGGCAACCGGGTTGCGGTATTCTGCACCATCAGGGCTGCACGATGATGCAGTTTGTGCGTTGGCACTTGCCCGGTATTGCAGCCAAAAGAATAAGAAAGGGGTATTTGTCATAATATGAAAATACTATTTACCATAGCCATATACGAAATAATCAAAACAACAGCCATACATTTGTGGTATAAATTTGTAAAATGAAATTACCAAAGAATTGGAATGAAATCAGCATAGCGCAGTTTCAGGAATTGCAGCTATTGACAGAGCCGAGTTTTGACAATCAGCTCAAAACATTGTCCATTTTATCTAATAAAAAACTGGACACAATCGAGGAGATGCGCATTGTAGACATCACGGCAGCACTAGCGAAACTTGCATTCATGGCAGAGTTACCTACCGCAAAAAATGTGGGTAGCTTCCGCATCGGCAACACGCTGTATAAATTCGCAGCCAATCAGCATCACTTACAAGCGCACCAATTTATCATGGTGCAAGACTTGTTTGCTGAAAAGGACAAATGGGTGCAGAACTTGCACATGATCATGGCGGCCCTGTGTGTGCCTTACCGGATATTCCCACCCAAGCGGAAGGAAGTCAAGACAGATGACTTTGAAAAAATTGCTGCCCAGTTCAGGGAACGGATGCCGATATCATTTGCGTATGCCTACACGCTTTTTTTTTCTCTATGCTTGCCACAATTACTCGAAGCTACCCAAGTATATTTAGAGCAGGAAGTGGAGAAGTTGAAGAAGATAGCCGACGAAAAGACCGACCAGCCATCAGTTGGCTGAAAATGGTGGACAACATTGCAGGGGGTGACCGCACCAAATGGGATTTCTTTTTGAATATGCCGCTGGTTGAGTTCTTAAACGCAGTCAGTTTCCAAACAGAAAAGGACAGGGCAAGGACTGAACGGCTGAACACAGCAGCGCAGTCGGCAAAGTCTGCCAAAGATAGCACCGTTTATAAGATTGCACTTTTGCAAGAAATGTTGTAAGTTTGAAATACCGTTGGTGTAACCGTGAATGAATAGCGGCAAAGGGTAACATCTCACCATTGGTGAGGATAGGAGTTCGAACCCCCTACGGATGAAGCCCCGGCCATTGTGTCGGGGTTTCTACTTTTTTTTTCAAAAATAAATTTGCATATTAGATATAAAGTTGTATATTTGTAGTGCGATGGCATACTTAATATAAAATTTATTGGCTCATGTAGAAAACCCCACCCCTTGTCATCGCAAGGGGTTTTCTACTTTTATAGATGTGAACATTACCAAAGCGCAACTGGATGCAATCAACAAAGGGTTGCTGGACAAGTTCGGAATTGCCGACAGCCCCATGCCTAATTCATTACTTGCTGACCTTGTTTTAGGTGTGGCTCAAAGATTGGTGGATGCGTTGCGGCAAGACATTACAGAAAAGAAATTAGTCGCTACCAAAAACCTGCGGTCAAGTGTCAACATCGGTGACTTTCAGGAAAATGCCAACGGAGTGACCGTGCCTATTGAAATGGCCAATTATTATTTGTGGGCTGACCAAGGCAGGGGCAAAGGCAAACGGCCACCGATTGCATCCATTGAGGAATGGATAAGTGCAAAGGGTATTCCTGTCCGTAAATCAAAAGAGCAAAGCACACAATCTGTTTTGGAAGCCCGTAAATCTATGGCATTAGCAATCGCCAAAAAGATTGCATCCAAAGGAACGATAAAGCGGTTCGGTTACAAGGGCGCTAATTTTATAGGCGATGTGATGACCCCTGCCAATATAGATGCAATCGCACAGCACTTGGGAGATGCCTTGGGTAAACCCATAACGGCATACGTTACAAGTGAGGTTCTCACTACATAGGTAGGCTAAAACCTACTTTTTTAAGTAATGGCAATTACAATCAATACCGAGCCGAATGATGTCGCCCCGGTTTATTCGGATGTTTCATACGTGGTCACTTCGACCAACTACGCACAGGCAAATTTCAAGTTTATTGCGGTAATCAAAAACGCATCAGGCACGACCATTGCCAAACTGAAAGCCCCGATATTTCACGGAACTACCGACAAAGGTGTGTTTAATATCAGCCGCATCCTTCAAAACTATGTTACCTACGATTTTACCCAAAACCTGACAGCAATCAGCAAGTGCAATAATAGCTACCTTGCATATTCAGTTGAATTTGGCGAGGAATATGGCGGTACTGAATACCTGAACCTTGCATCCGACACGGGTAAATATGTGTGGAACGGGTTGTTTAATCTGTACGGAAGTGAAACACCCGACACTTACAAGATAAATGTCACACCCAATTCAGCCAAATTTCTCACACGTGTGCGGCCAAGGATTGTGACCCGTGAGCAGTACGACTACCTTTATTTTTTGCTGCTCGGTTTTAACATCGAACCAAAGGTGATAGCATACAATGCCGCAGGTTCAGTCATTGCCACAAGTTATTTGAAGCTGCCTTGGACTCCAAGCACAGCAGACACATCACAATTCATGGTTAGATTTGGTGCAGGTGTGGTTCAGTTAAACGCACTCACAGCAGGGGAGTTGACATCGGGAACACCCGGCAGCGTTGTGCCTGTTGGAACGGCATATTACACCATTCAATTTACCCAGACGATTGGTGGCAATTTCAGCGAAATATACCGCTTTGATGTGGTGGAAGAATGCAGCAAATATGTGCCGCAATATCTTTACTTCCTGAACCCGTTGGGTGGCTTTGAAAGTGTGCGTTGCAGCATGGTATCGCGTGACAAATACAGCGTGAGCAGAAAGCAGTTCAAACGCAATAACTACACGCTGACAGGCAACACATTTGCGTATGACAAAACAAAGCACGGCATGACTTCCTATGCTACCGAAAAGACAAAGCAGGTTGTCCTGAACACAAACTGGCTGAATGAAGTTGAGTTTGAATGGCTGCAAGATTTGATTGCTTCGCCTGTGGTTTTCTTGGGTGACATCCCGGTCAATATCACAGACACAAATTATGAGGTTTTTGATTACATTGACGGCCCGAATAACCTGCAAATAACCGTAGAATATACAGAACCTGAAAGGTTACAGAACGCATGAACAACGTAAGATTAGTATGCGGTGGGCATAGCGTGGATTTGCCCACCGATTTTGGAATACAGATAAATAAGTCCATTGCTGACATCCGTGAACCCGAAAGCAGATCATCGGATTGGACAAAGACGTTCACCCTGCCCGGTACAAAGACAAACAACAAGCTGTTCACCCACTTGTTTGATTTGAACCTATCTATCCGAAACACGACATCCACCAATTTCAGCCCAGATTTTAACCCTAACCTGAAAGCCGATGCGCTGCTTACCGTGGATGAAGTAACCCAAATAGAAGGTTTTATCCGTTTGTTGTCGATTAAGGTTAATGACCTGAACCAAATTGAGTATGAGTGTTCAATGCACGGGGAACTTGCTGACCTTTTTGCAAAGATTTCCGATGCCAAATTAGAGGACTTGGACTTTACTGAATACAACCACATCATGAATGCCACAAACATTTTCAATTCGTGGGACACTTCGATTGTGAAAAATGGTTCAAGTGGA